AACTCCCGCTCTTGAGAGCTCTGACGCGACAGAGGATCGTCAGGTAGAGTGGACCCCGGCCATGATGCTCGAGGTTACTCTACGCGAACCCGATGACTTTCTTAAGGTTCGCGAGACACTCACACGTATCGGTGTCGCATCGCGTCGAGAGAACAAGCTCTTCCAGTCCTGCCACATCCTGCACAAGCAGGGTCGGTACTTCATCGTACACTTCAAGGAACTGTTCCTTCTGGACGGCAAACCATCGAATCTGATGGAGAACGATCTGGGTCGACGTAACACAATCGTTACACTTCTATCCGACTGGGGTCTGGTCGAACCGGTGAATCCCGAACAGTTGCAGGACACCGCACCTCTGCGTCAGATCAAGATCATCTCGTATCGCGACAAGGGTAACTGGGAGCTCTGTGCAAAGTACAACATAGGAGCAAGCGCGAGGAGATCGTAATAATGTCGCAGACGAGAAGAGCCGAGGTACACACATACGAGACCGACTTCGGTGATCACTATTCGATCAACCTAAAGGACGAGAACGGCAGAGTCGTCTCAACTCAGATTATGAAGGATCTTAACGAAGCAAGACAGGTGAAGGAGCGTTGGGAAGATGGGAGATACCAGTACATCGTTGAGTCTTAGTGTCGAACAGACACCAGGAAAGATCAATAAGGGTAACGTCAGTGAGTTCGTAGTCAATAACGTCGACTATATTACGATTCCACATCTGGCGACCAACTCACTTAAGCTTACGTCAAAGGCCGTCTCTCAGTTGTCAGACGTTCATGGCGTCGATCCGAGTCGAGTAATTCCTCATATCGCCGCTCGATCATTGACCAGTAAGAAGGAACTCACCGAATCGATCAATGCGTTCAAGGGTCTGGGTGTCGAGCGTCTATTGCTCGTTGGCGGTAATCCGTCGTATCCTCGAGGACCGTATAATAACGCCGAGGAGGTACGTCGTCGAGTTTCTGAGATCGATAAGTTTACGACTCACTGCGGCGTGTATCCCGACACCGAGAGTCCTTCCGGTGTCTATCTCTATAAGTACGAACACTTTGATGGTGGATGGTCTCAACTCTGTCTGAGTCCCTCTCGTCTCGATTCTTTCAAACCGCAGACACGTATCGGTATTCCATCTCAGGCCGATTTCGATGGTCTCTGGAGATACATGAAGATCTGCGGCGTCGGACCGTCGATTCGATATCCGTTGCGCAACATCATTGGATTCGCTCGGTTCATGACTCTGAACGGATTCAATACGACCAAACTCGTGAGAGCGGTACAGCCTCACTACAACTTCCACGTGTACGACTTCGGTCGTCTCGAGGAAACTGTCGAGGATCTGCTAGACCTCGATGTATAAATAGTAGCGGATCGCCTGATAGGGATCCACACATGCTACTACAATAATTTGTAACTCTCGCTTAAATAAGGAGAAACGATATGACTACATTTCCTACACTTGCAGACGCCTTTAAGGGTACCGACAAGTTCTTGGTTGGCTACGATCGTGTGTTCGATCAACTGTCTCGAGTACACGACCAGGTGGCTAAGAACATTCCGAACTATCCTCCGTACAACATTCGTAAGACCGACGAGAACACCTATGTCATCGAGATGGCGGTCGCTGGTTTCGGTGAGTCTGAGGTCGACATTACTCTTGAGGACGATAAACTGATCGTCGAGGGTTCTGCAAACGACTCGAACGACGACGTTCTCTATCACGGTCTGGCACTTCGCGACTTCACTCGAACGTTCACACTCAACGATCAGATCGTAGTGGAAAACGCGGAGATGGTCAACGGACTGCTTAAGATCTGGCTCGAGAGAATCATTCCTGAGTCCAAGAAACCCAAGAAGATTGAAATTAACAACTCTTCTGACAAGCAGTATCTGACCGAAGAATAAATACGTCGCGCAACACGGCCCCCGTCGGCATTCGTCGCTCGGGGGTTCTTTTCTCTCTATACAATGGAGTATATTATGTCATCATCTGAAATTAAAATCATGCGCCTTGCGACCGGTGAAGAACTGATCTGCGATACGACCAGCGAGAAGACATCATCTCGCGGTATCGTCTATACGATCAAGGACATCGCCATTCTCATTCCCACCGAATCCAATTCCTTGGGACTTGCACCTTTCGTTCCCTACTCGACCGCATCCACAAAAGGCATCGAGGTCGCAGAGAAGGACGTCATGTTCGTGACCGATCCTGTCGAAGATCTCAAGAGTCAGTATCAGAATATGTTCTCAAAGGTCATGACGCCGAACCAGAAGATCGTTACATCGTAGTTTACATACCTCCTCGGTTTTGATATAATGGTACTCAGTAAAGTGAATGGAGGTGTTCATGTCCGCAGCGTTCTATACCTGCGTCAATCGATACGGCTCAAAGATTCTGTATCGAGGCTACGACGAGACGGGTCAGCGAGTCGCACGTAAGGAGACGTTCTCGCCGACTCTCTACGTTCCGTCTCAGAGAGGAGAGACTGGATATCGGGCACTCGATGGTACTTCCGTCGAGCCACGTGAGTTCGACACTATGCGCGACGCCAAGCAGTACGTCGAGCAGTACAAGGAGGTCGAGAACTTTACGGTGTACGGTAACGAGAACTATCTCGCTCAGTACATCTACGATCGGTTCCCCACCGATCCAGAGTTCGATCGCTCACGTATCAACGTCACGACCATCGATATCGAGGTACAGTCCAACGACGGCTTTCCTTTTCCCGAGGAGGCTCGTCACGAGGTCACTGCGATCACGATTAAGAACAACATCGATGACACGTACTACGTCTGGGGCTGCAGGGACTACGATCCGTCGGCGTGTGAACTCGACACCGGACCAAACATCGTGTATCGTAGGTGCGACGATGAGGCTCAGCTGTTACTGAACTTCCTCGATCACTGGGACACCGAACGCCACTCTCCGGACGTCGTGACCGGTTGGAACACTCGGCTGTTCGATATTCCGTATCTGGTGAATCGCATTCATCGTGTCCTGGGCGAGGACATGACCAAGAAGATGTCGCCCTGGAAGATTGTTAACTATCGTCAGATCGGTATCAAGGGCAAGTCTCTCGATACGTATGATCTGTACGGTATACAGCAGCTCGACTATCTCGATCTATTTCAGAAGTTCGGCTATACATACGGTGCTCAGGAGTCGTACAAGCTCGATCACATCGCACACGTCGTTCTGGGTGAGCGCAAGCTATCGTACGATGAGTTTACCTCACTGCAGAACCTATACGAGGAGGACTTTCAAAAATACATCGACTACAATATCAAGGACGTTGAGCTCGTGGATCGACTCGAGGACAAGCTCGGTCTGATCACACTAGCAATGACCATGGCCTACAAGGGTGGTGTGAACTATTCGGATACGTTTGGTACCACTCGTATCTGGGACACGATCATCTATCGTAACCTGATGTCACGCAACATCGTGATCCCTCCGAACGTCGAGAAGCAGAAGGTCAACTTCGAGGGTGCATACGTCAAGGATCCTCACGTCGGGCTACACGAGTGGGTCTGCTCGTTCGATCTGAACTCGCTGTATCCTTCTATCATCGTGCAGTGGAACATGAGTCCAGAGACAGAGATGGACGGTATGCATCCCGGAATGCACGTCGACTTCTGTCTGAACTACGCATCTTTTGCAGACAAGGAGACGGGATACTCACTTGCGGCCAACGGTGCTCGATTCCGAACCGACGAGCAGGGTATCATTCCGCAGATCGTGGTTCAGTACTACGACGAACGACGCATCACCAAGAAGCAGATGCTCGAGAAAAAGCAGGAACTCGAGCAGGTCGATCGGTCCGACAAGCAGCGAGTCTATCAGCTCGAGAAGGAGATCTCACATCTAGAGAATCGTCAGATGTCGGCTAAGATCCTTCTGAACTCACTTTACGGAGCTATGGGCAATCGATTCTTTCGGTACTTCTCGCTGCCAATGGCCGAGGGTATCACGCTCTCTGGTCAGCTCGCGATTCGCTGGGCAGAGCGCGCCGTGAATCAGTTTATGAACAAGACGCTTGGTACCGAGGACAAGGACTACGTCATTGCGATCGATACCGACTCGCTCTACGTCAACATGGGCGATCTGGTCAAACAGTTCGAGCCCAAGAGTCCGATCGACTTTCTTGATGCGGCCTGTCGTGATACGATCGAGCCGGTGATCGAAAAGTCTTACGCCGAGTTGTTCGAGCGGTTCAAGTGCTATACGAATCGTATGGAGATGTCGCGTGAGGTTATCGCCGATCGTGGTATCTGGACGGCAAAGAAGCGGTACATTCTCAATGTGTTCGACAACGAGGGTGTACGGTACAACGATCCGAAGCTCAAGATCATGGGTATCGAGGCGATTAAGTCGTCCACACCCGGTGCCTGTCGTGACGCACTCAAGGAGCTCTTTAAGGTCATCGTCTCTGGTTCAGAGAGTAAGACACAGGAGGCCATCGAACAGTTCCGCTCGTACTTTAAGACTCTGCCTCCCGAGGAGGTATCCTTTCCTCGAGGTGTGTCGGCCATCGAAAAGTGGAAGGATAAACAGACGGTGTTCAAGAACGGCACGCCCATTCACGTACGCGGTGCTCTGCTGTACAACAACGCGGTTCGTGAGAACGGACTGGATAAGAAGTATCCAATGATCCAGGCGGGGGATAAGATCAAGTTCGCCTACATGCGTATGCCGAATCCGCTGCGTCAGAACGTGATATCGTATCCCGTCTATCTGCCACCAGAGCTGCAGCTACATAAGTACATCGACTACGACAAGCAGTTTCAGAAGACGTTCCTTGATCCTATCGAGCCGATCCTGGGTGCGGTCGGCTGGAGTACTGAGGACAGGCAGACACTCGAGGACTTCTTTGGATAATGAATAACGAAAGAGAAGAGCTTCTGGTCATTCTTATGGAGGAGTGTGCAGAGGTTACTCAGGAAGCGTCCAAACTGATTCGATTCGGCCACTCTGACTTCGATCGCATCGAGAAGGAACTCGGGGATCTGCTCTGTATGGTCGAACTCATGTGTAGGCGTGATATGATCGATTCATCGGTTCTTATGGACCACATCGATGCAAAGAAGGAGAAGCTCAAGGAGTGGTCGAGTTTACATATCGATGATGATATGGTATAATGGAACATACAATGAATCTTAATGATAGGAGTAATC